CGCCGCAGCGGGTCATGGGGTTGGCTTGGATCTTGACGAATCGCCACAGCAGCAACCCGAGTACCACCAGGGTGATCAAGGTGCCGCCGCTCACGTTCCGTCACCGCCCTCACTGTGTGCTGTCGAGCTCTGGTCGCCGCTGTACGGGCCCGTACGCCGCTGGAGGGTTCTGGCCACCTCCGCGAGTATCCCTAAGGTCAGCGGGCCGCCAGAGGCCCAATTGGAGGGTTCTGGTCGGTTCTGGTGACCAGTGCTGACCAGAACCGATCGCTACGCTGCGTCGCCACCGGTGGGCAGTCTGTACTGCTCCGGCACCCGCTCCAGCGTCGTCAGCTTGTAGAACTGAGACCCCGTCGCCACCGGCACAATCGCCAACGCCTCCTGCGCCTCACGCCGCAGGTTGTGCGCCCACGTGTCCGACCGGTGGCACAACGTGGCCAGCTTCGACACCCGCACCCCGTTGGATCCGGCCAACTGGAAGACCTTCCAAAACTCCGCCGTGGCCCGTTCCTTCGACCACTCCTCGTGCTCCGCGTTCCACGCGGCCTGCGCGGCAGCGAAGTCCGCCGCAGCGTCAGCCGTCCTGGGCCGCACCAAATCCATGATCGACATGCCTTGGTCTTCCGTCGTACCCGTAGCCGCCATGACCTGCTCCTCTCCGTCATTCCCCACCGGATTCCCCGATGGAGTCCCCGCCTTATCCCCTACCGATTCCCCACCGGCAGTCCCCGCGCCAGTCCCCTCCGTCACCGGATCGACTCCCCCGTCGTCGGTCTCCTCAAGCTCGTCCTTCCACGCCTCGAAGTCGTCATCGGAGCGCGGCCGGATGTCATCCGGGGTCCAGATCTTGCGCGCCAAGTACTCCGCCCGACGGGTCGGCACACCCGCGCTGACCGCGTCCAGTGGGCACTTCCGTGTCCAATACGACTCGACGATCTCGAAGATCCCCGCCCGGTCGACGTTGCGGACCCGCAACGGCAGCGCACTCATCGTCCCCATGTCGGACAGGAGGCACCATCCGGCGCCCTTGTCGCCGCCCGGCTTGTCCGGGAACGTCGCGTCGACCTCCAGGGCGTTGGGCAGGATCACGTGCTGGTGCGCTTTGCGTTCCACCCGGAAACAGAACCTCCGCAGAATGTTGGCCTGCACCTGGCTCGAACCGATCGCTTCCAGCGTCGGGTACTGGGTCGCGGCGCACAACAGAACACCGACACCGGCACCCATCCGGCCGATTTTCTCCACCATCTCCAGGGCCGCGAAGTTCTCCAGTTTCATGGCGAAGACCTCAGCGGCCTCATCCACATATAGAATGATCAACGGGTGTTTGCGGGACACCCGCCACACATCCCACCCGCGTTCACCCGCGTAATTCTCTCGGGCGATCATGACCGCGTTGAGCCATTCCAGCATCGCCGCCGTCTCATCGGCCGCCGCCGCGCCCCGACCGCACACCAGCCACTCGAACATCGGCGCCCACGGCCGCAACGCCATACCGCCCTTAGCGTCGATGCCCAAACGCGCCACGTCATTGCAGTCAGCGGTCTCGGCGAGCATCAGGTGATACAGGCCCGACTTACCCGACCGGGTCGCCCCCGCCGCGAGTGTGTGCGTCCCACCGAAACCTTGCTTGTACCAGAAGACCTCGCACGGCTCCCCATCCTCGAACGGGCCGACGAGCATCGGGTCACAAATGGAACGCATGGTCGGCTCCGTGAACGGCACCGGCTCTTTCCGGGCAGCCGATTCGGTGTTCTCCGACAATCTGACCCTATTGGAGTTGATGTTGTCGTTGCCGTCCTTGACGTCGAGGATCCGCAACTGGCCACGGGGTACGCCAAGCGTGGCTTCGATCTTCGCTTTGAGGCCCTTGATCTGCTCCGTGGTGTAATCCCCGTCATCCCACCACAAATCCCGGTACCGGCCGGTCGCTGTCCTCGTCCACACGGTGATCCGCGCCAGCGGGATACCGATCTTCTTAGCTTTCGCTGGCCACATCTTCAGTTCGTTGTCGAGCTCGATGCGCTTACGCTCACGCTGGTCATTCCAGTAGCCCATGCCGAGCAGCAGAGTCGCCGACAACCACGCCACCGCGAATCCCAAAACGTGCTCGGCGGCCAGCGGTGTGTGCAGGGCACAAAACCACAGGACGCCCACGAAGATGATCATCCGGTAGTAGACCCGCTGCCCGTGCTTGAGCAGGCCAGCGGTCCACACGAACACCGCTAAGGCTGCCGCGCCGATAATGGCGACGGTCTCCCACCAAAACGGGACGAGTAGCGCGTCGAGCACACCGAACACGCCTAACGTCAACCCTACGGCGAAAGGGTTGAGCAGTAGACGGTGATCGTTGTACCAATCCCCCCAGGTTTGCTCTGAGGTGATTGCGGGGGCGTGCCCGACGCGCTTGCTCACTAGACTCCTTTCTTAGCTTGCGAAGTAGCTGCGCTTCGGGGCGGGGGCGCCGCCCTGAAGGAACTGCTTCAGGGGCTCGTAGTACTGCTGAATGGCCACGCCGGTGGCGGTGAAGTAGGCCCCGGCTCCGGCGATCTGGTCAGCGGCCCCGTTGAGTTGCGCCACGCACGAGGGGTGGAAACCGATCGGGTGGCCCTCAGCGTCGGTGCCCATGTTGATCAGGCGGGCCTGAAATTCGCGGACGAACCCACCCATGCCGACGCACATGTTGTTCATCGCGGCGAGCATTCCCATCATCTCGCCCTCGGTGTTGGGGATGTCCTGCGACCAGGCGGCCATCGCCTGGAGGACCGCTGCGGCGTGCTGACTGGACGCGCCACTTCCGGTGGCCGTCCCCGCGCCGTTACTGCTGCTACTGCCTTTACCAAAGGCCACTGGGGGCCTCCCTCCGTTGGTTGCTGCCGGGGTGCTGCTCGTGCTCGGTTGCGGTGTCGGGGCGGGGGTCGGGGTGACCGGCGCCTGCTGGTAGCGGGGATGGGTGTAGGGGGTGTTGCCGCAGTCGTGGGTGTCCCATTCGTCGCCGTGGACGGCGATGCCGCACGCCCCGCATTTCGCGCCGTTGCCCGCGAAGACGGAGTCGTAGCGCTGCACGGTGTCCCAGGCCCGCGCCGGGCGGGTCATGTTCTCCCGGCGCCACGCTTTGCGGTCCCACTTCCACTGTTTGATCGCCTCCCGGTGGTCGATGGGAGGGGCGGCCAGTTGCGCCGCCGCCGAGCTCGCGGCCGGGGCGGTCGCCGTCGGTCCCCCGTACCCGGCGCGGGCACGCCACTTATCCCGCGCGGCCTCGATGCGTTTGGTTTCCGCCGCGTCCGTGGGGCAGTGGTGGGTGCGGGCGGCTTCCGTGTTCAGGTTGGCGCCGCACCCGATGCACGCCACGGTGGCTTTGCCACCGCCACTGTTGGCTTGCTGGTCGAACTTGCGTTGGGTGCGGCGTTCCCCCCAGGTCGGGTGGGCGCTGTGACGGTGTTCCTTGCGGGCCTGTTTGCGTTCCCGCGCCCGCTCCGCCTGGGCGAGCCCTTTGCGGTGCAGGCCCCGGACGCCCCGGGTGAGGGCGTACTTGTCGGCCCGCTTGCTGAGGTGGTAGCCGACCCACTCCAGTGCATTGGTGGGCTTTTTCTGCCCGCCTTTGGCCCACACCGAGCGGGGCGGTTTGCCTTTGGCTTTCGGCGCCGGATCCGGTTTGGGTTTCGGTGACGACTTGGTCCGTGTGGCCATTACGCCACCCCCCGCTCAGCTCTCAGAACGTGCTCGATGATCTCTGGGAGGAACTTCTTGCAGTAGCCCTTGCTGGCCCCGATAGCCGCATCAAGCTCGGCAGCGACGGTGGTCGTGATGTCACGCCCCGCGCGGTGCCGGATGACCAGCTCGGTGACCGCAGCGTCCCGCAGGGTCGGTTTCGCGGCGCGTTTCGCTTCGGGTCGTTTCGGGACGCTGTGCAGGTTCGGTTTGGTCAGCGCCGTGTTGACCAGCTCCACGCTGGCCGCTCGCTGACGTTCGGCGAGTTCAGTCGCGGCCCGTTGCGCGTTGGCGGTGCGGGTGGCGATGTCGGCGAGTTCCCGCTGGTGCGCCAGGTCGGCCGCCCGCGCGGTCTCTGCGGCGATTCGAGCGTTTCGGGCCGTCTCGGCCGCTTCAGTGTGGGCGAGACGCGCCGCGTACGCGGCGGCGGTGGCCTGCTCGGCGCGGGCATGCGCCAGGGAGTAGATGTGCCACAACCAGCCGCCCATGGCCACCGGCAGGGCCCCGATCAACGCCATGGCCTCCCAGGGCACAGCGGTCAGTGTTGCCGGGAGGGAGTGCTGCACAGCGGCGATGATGACCCCGAGCGTGAGACCCGCCCAGGACAGGATTTTCGCTTGGCGCCGAACATCAGTGTCGACGGCGCGCATGGCGATCCGACTACTGGCCAGCATGATCCCCGAGGTGGAGATGGCGGGGATCCACGCGACGTAGAAGGGCACCCCGCAGGCTTTGGCGAGCAGGAACACGCTGGCCGCGTCCCAACCGAGTAGCGGCACGAGGGCGAGTAGGAGACCGCGCCGGGTCCAGGTGTCGAACAACTCGACCTCTGGGCGCTCGATCGTGGTCATGTCGCCTCCGTTGGTAACGCCGGTCGGTCGAGGGGTGGTCACCCGGCCGACCGGCGCAGCTTGTGTTCCGACCACAATACACGCAGGTGTCCGGATAGGTGGACAGCCGGACAGGTCGGGTATGATGCGGCCGTGCCACTGACTGCGGATCACTTTCGGAGCGTCAACCGCTTCGACGCGGACACGCCCCTGCACCGGCAGGTCGCGCGGGTCATTCGCGACGCCATCGCCGACGGCACTCTGGTCCCTGACGAGAAGTTGCCCAGTGAGCACGACATGGCCGCCATGGCGGAGGTCTCTCGTAACACGATGCGTGACGGGATTGACCACCTGGTCGCCGAGGGTTTGATCATCAAGCGGTCGGGTCTCCCGGCGCGAGTTGTGACCCCGCCACAAGTACGGCGCATGTCTACCGCCCGCTATCAGGAGGCGATGGACGAGCTACGCCGCACCGGGGGACACCACCCGGACTCGTCGGCGTTCACCACCGACCACGGGGTGGCGTGGCGAGAACACACCGTGCTGGCTTCCTACATCGAGGCCCCAGCGACCCCCGATGAGGCCAGACGCCTCGACCTTGCTCCGGGCGCGCTCGTGTTGCGCCGGGAGTTGACCAAACAAGTCAAGGGCGTCACGGTGCAGATGCAGGTCTCAGTGATGCCGCTGTCGATCGTGTCGGGCACGCCGGTCGCTGACCCGAACCGGCAACCGTGGCCCGGTGGGGTGATCGCGGAGCTGTTCTCCCTGGGCCTGGAGGTGACCCGGGTGCTGGAGGAGGCGGGGGTGCGGCAACCGACGGCGCGGGAGCGTCAGGTGTTGCGGATGGACGCGGCCGGTCCGGTCGCGGAGATCACTCGCGTGTTCTACGTGCGGGGGCGTCCGGTGGAGTACTCGGTGGCGGTGATCGAGGCGATGGCCTATCGGCTCAGTTTCGACACGGCCATCCGGTGAGTCACCCACAGTTGGATCCGGGTTATCTCACGACCCGGGTAGGCCCCGGGGGGCGGATCGAGATCTTGCAAGCCGATCCTGTGGTGGAGTGCACGGAGCAGTTCCTGCGTCAGGTGACGCAAACGCCCACGGGGCAGTTGGGTCCACATGACGGCCTGTCCGTCACGATGGTCACCTTTGTGGGTGCGAATCGGGTGGTGACCTATCGGATCGGGGAGTACGACGCGGAGCGCGAGGTTTACACGCTGCGCTGGCCGGATTAGGCGTCCAGGTTCCCCCGTCAGGACTCGAACCTGAATATGCGGAACCAAAATCCGCCGCGTTGCCGGATTACGCCACGGGGGAGCTCCCTCGCTAGGACTCGAACCTAGACACCCCGGCACCAGACGCCGGTGGGCTACCAATTGCCCCACGAGGGATCGACGGCTAGAAGTCCTGACTGGTGCCTACGGTGCCGTCGGGACTGATGGTGTGCGTTTGGCCGTTGGTCTCGGGCGGGTTGGGGCAAAAACCGGGGGTGTCACCGCAGGCCAGTGCGGGGGTGGCGGTCGCGAGGGTAATGCTGATCGCGGCTGCGGCTGTGAGGATCGCGGCGGCGAGGGGTCGCTTCATGGGGGGTCCTTTCCTTGGTGGTCGTTTGGTTATCGCTGGCGCGGGCGCGGGTGTTACAGCCAGGGCAGTAGTCGTTCGCCTGCCCGGGCAGTGTCGCAGGCCGCTGTCTGGATCGCATTGCGCACGATCGCGGCGCTGCGTAGGGCTTGGAGGCTGCGGCTGTAACTGGGGTTGGTCGCTAGTGCGTTCAGGTGGGCTCGCCAGTTGTCCAGTTCTCGTTGCGCATCGTCGAGCAACGTCAGCGCGTCGGTCACGTCATCGCAATAGGTGCGGGTGCAGGGTTGGGCCATGCCGCCCACGGTAGCACCTGTAGGGATAGGTGGACACCCACTGATCCTGCTGATACCCTGGGCAACGTTCCGACCGACCGAGAGGATTCACTGTGGCGACTCTGCCGACCAACGAATCGACCCGAACCGAGGGCGGTCAGTGCATCGTGTGTAACGCACCGGTGACCCTGACGATGCGACGCGACGGCGGGATCGTCCTCGTCGACGCCACCGGCTACTCCGGCCTCACTGACGACGGTGACTCATTCGTCTGCCGTGACCACTACTGCTCCGTCTGCGGTGGTACCCACGCCGACGCCGAGCAGTTCGATGCCTGCGCCCACTACGGCGTCGAAGAAGTCGACATGACCCCACCGTGCAGCATCGACTTCGCCAACGCCGTCCTGGGGCGTACCGCGTGACATCGGGCACCATCACCGTCGCCCCCCACGTGCGCGGCCTGGCGCCCCGCGTGCAACGCGACGACCGCTATCACGTGGAGCGTGGGGACTGCTGGGATCTCGTCGCCGCTGCCCAGCAGGGCGACTCAGCCGCCTACGGGGAGCTCTATCGGCGCTATCACGGTGTGGTGCTCCGGTACGTGCTGTTCCGGGTGGCCAGTCGGCATGTCGCGGAAGACCTCACCAGCGAAACGTTCCTCCGCGCCCTGAACCGCATCGGGTCGGTCAGCTACCAGGGGCGCGACGTCGGCGCGTGGTTTGTCACCATCGCCCGCAACCTCATCCTCGATGACACCAAGTCCAGCCGCTACCGGTTGGAGGTCCCCACCGGGGAGATGCTCGACGCGGGTGGCGACAAGGCCCGGCCGTTCAGCATGCGTTCCGTCGGGTTCGCTCAGCAGCTACGGCGCACCGCCCTGGTCGGGCACGAGGATGACACCGACACCGCCGAGGAGGCCACCGACGAGATATTCCGGGCTCAACTGCGCGCCGACCTGGCAGCCTGCCGGGCGGCCCTGACTGCCCCGCAGCAGCAGGTGCTGACCTACCGGTTCGACCTGGAGTACTCCGTGGCCGAGACCGCCACCGCCATGGGTAAGGACGCGGGCGCAGTCAAGGCCCTTCAGCATCGGGCGATACGGCGTTTAGCGCAGATACTGCCCGACCGCAATACCGTCCAGTGAGGGGCGGAAACCGATCGAAAGGGAGTGGTGTGAGTGAGTTGTCACAGCAAGGAGCAGGCCGAGAACCGCGTGAAGGACGCCCAGGCGGACACGCTGGTAGGTATCGCGTCTTTAGTGCAGCAGGCCGATCGGCTCGACGAGGCCCTGCTGTGGCTTCACGGCGACGACGTCAACACGGTGCGCACGGCGGTGGCCGGGATCCGGGAGCTGATCAGGAAGGCTCGTGACGTCGAAGCCCACCTCGACATCGCCAACCATCAGCGCCGCGTCCGGGAAGCCCGGCACGGCGAGCTGGAGGCATCGCGCCAGGGCGCGCCAGACTCGCCTGCGGCGGGTAGCGTGGTTCACTAGCCGAATGCCCAACGTTATTGCAGATGCACGAGCCCCCGGCTTCGCCCGGGGGCTCTCGCATGTTACGGGCCGTCCGAAGAGGACTGCATAGATCACGGAAAGGGTGCTTGACCTGTGAGTAAACACCGAGCCCGAACCTTGCTCGGCAGTGGGATCTTCCGCTTCACCACTGCGAAGGGCTCCGTCTACCTACCGCTGAAACCTGAACTGCTGGCCTTGGTTACCGCGCTGAATGAACATGCGCCCGCTCGTGTCCCACGCGGGAAGCATCGGGGCATCGTGGTCCTGGCCCGGTGATCGCCGAAATCTTCGCCCTGCTGTGCGGTATCGCGGCGGCAATCATCGCCGCCATGTCTCTATACGCGGTGGCCGGATGGCCCGGGGTCGGCCTGCTCGTCGCGGCGTTCCTGTTCGGTTTGACCGTGGTTGTCGGTAACAGACCCGACAAACCGCTATGATCGCGGGCGGAGACGGCTCACCACCCCGACTCCGTTTGTGGCATCACTCCACCCAACCGACGCGCCGGGCCTGACGGGACCGGCGCGTCGGCGCGTGATGGGGGTGTTCTTCGTGGCACATTGACTCCGATCTTGCCCCGGAGGTGTAAGTGGCACGTCGCCGTTTTCTCCCGGCCCTACGCCAAGCGCTGGCCGGGGGCTCGTCGGGTCAAGGTGACCTCGATGCCCGGATCGTGTCTGGCCCGTCCGGGTACGTCGTCCCTGGACAGCCCTACCCGGTGGACTGGTCGGTGGCCCGCTCCGTTGAGGAGGGCTACTCGTGGAACCCGTATGTTTTCCGGTGCGTGGAGTTCGTCGCCGCCAATGAACGTGCCCGGCGCATGGTGCTGCGCGCTGATGACCCCGACACCGGGCCGATCATCGAACCTGATCAGCAGTCCCGGGAGCAACGCCGCATCCTGCGGGTATTGAATCGGCGCGCCAATGAGTGGGAGATCGCCCAAGTGTGGCGTCACCGCCTGACCGCCCAGTTCATGCTCAGCTCACGCGGGGTGTTCGTTGAGGCGGTCCGGACCCGCTCTGGTGGTATCCACTCGGCGTATCTGCTGGACCCTGATCGGGTCCTGCCGGTACCGGGGCGCCGCAAAAAGGACCCCAACGACCCTAATGAGAAGGGCGTCGTCGTCCCCATCGAGTCGTTTCGGGTGACCACCGCTGTGGCCAACGGTTCCCCGCACTACGACTGGCGGCCACCGTTTGATCCTGATGCCGACGCCGAGAGCCAACCGTCGGGCATCGTGTGGTTGCGTTCCCCGCACCCGACGATGTTCGAGCGGGGCATGTCGCCGGTGGAGGCGGCCGGTCTCTCGGTGGACCTCGATCGGTACGCGCGGTTGTATAACCGCAGGTTCATGATGGAAGACGGGCGACCGGGTGGGGTGCTCGCCGTCAAAGGTGACCTCGATCCGCAGTACGAGGAGGTGCTTCAGCAGCGCTTCCGGGGTGGCCCGGATGTCGCCAACTCCCGCACCACCGTCATCCAGGCCGACGACATGGCCTGGACCGACACGTCGGGCACTCCTCGTGACACTCAGTGGGGCGACACGATGGATCGGACGAAACGCGAGATCTGTGTCGCGTTCGGCCTGCCCGAATCGGTGGTGTCGGATTCATCGGGGGAAACCTTTGACAATGCTGACGCCGATTACGCCAAAGCGTGGGAACACTGCATGCTCCCACTGTTTCGACTACTTGATGGACAATTGGATGTACTTTCTCCAGGCGGATATGATGACGATACATTTCTTAACCACGACGTATCCGACGTGTGGGTGCTCGGTCGGCACAAGCGAGCCGAGGAGGATCGGGCCGCCGCCGACCTAGATCGGGGCACTATCACCATCGACGAGTACCGGGAGATCTGCGGGCGTGACCCGTGGGATGTGCCCGCTACGCGCGTGCTGTGGATTCCCGCCGCCCGACTGGTCGTCGACGACGGGGAGCGCGATCACGATGGGGACGCCCAGGCGGCCAGTACGGCGCCGATCGGCAATGGGCAGCTCGGTGCGGCCGGGATGTCTGGTGGCGCCCCGGGTGGGGCGGGTATTCCCAACGCGTTGCCTCCCGGGTTCGGGGTTGATCCTGATGCGGATCTCGACGGCGCGGGGCAGGGCACGGGCAGTGTCCCGATCCCTGGGGCGCCCGGGGTGGCGGTTCCAGGGATCGCACCACCACCGCCCATGAAGATGCCCAGGCCGCACGCGGCGATCGGGGCCGGTGGGGCGCCGGGCGCCGGTTTCGGGCCGCCCAGTACCCGCATGGAGGCCCAAGCGGGTCGCACGGTGCCCGGTGGGGGTTTGACGCAGGTCAAAAGTGCGGAGGATGAGCAGAGCGGGGGGCGACCTCCTCGCAGCCGATGAGCTGCCCGAGCTGCCCGTAGAGCAGATGATGGTGTTCGAGGCCCCACCGGATCCCCCGGTGGGTTCGGTTCGTGACGCGATGGCCGATGCGGGGTCGGTGCGGGTGGATCAGGCGATAGCCCTGATGGATGCGGCGATTACCGGCTACAACGAACGCCTCGCGGCGGTGGTGGAGGCCCGGATGCGGAGCCCGAAGACCCGCAAGGGCACTCGATTCTGGAATCCGTCACCTGATGGGGTGAAGTCTGGATTTATTCGAGGGGTAAGCGACTCTTCTACACATAAGACCCCCGTAGGGGTCGAGGTAAAAGCCATCGACGCGTCCTACGTGCTCCCCGAGCGCACCGTCGACGAGCTGGGCGACGTGGTCCGCCCCGTGTGCCTAAGGATCGTCGCCGACGCCACCAGTAACGTCGCCAGATCCCTCAAGCGCCCCAACACCGGGCTCGCTGCGTTCGACTGGGCCGACATCAACGCCACCGTCGACGACGCCGTGAAGCGCCTGCTGGACGTCAACGAACGCCACGCTCGCGATGTCCGGGGCGAGATTCTGCGCGCCGATTCCGACGCTGGTTCCCTGTCCGCAGCGATCGACCGGGTCACCGAGGCCACCCGCAGGGGTGGCCGGTGGTTATTGCTGGCCGGGCGCACGCTGGCGACGGCGCTGACGGGGGATGCGGCACTGGCGGCGGCGAAGGCCTTGGGGGTCACTCATGTGCAGTGGTTAACCCGTCGGGATGACCGGGTGCGCGAGACTCACCGGGTGGCCGATGGTCAGGTCCGGCCGGTGGGAGCTAAGTTCGCCGTCGGCGGGTTCGGGCTGCGGTTCCCGGCCGACCCCGAGGTGCTGCCGGAGGGCGGCCCGGAGGTCTACGGGTGCCGCTGTTCACTGCTGTTCGCGCCCCCGTCCCCGCTGCGCGCTAAGGCGGTCGCGTTGGCGCAGCGGGGCACTGAGGTTTCGGCGCGGAGGCTGGTCGATGTCGCGGACAGAGCTACCGGAGCCGATCTGGTGCTCGGTGCGCCAGATCTCGGTGCGGGTATGTCCGTGCCTGCCGTGCCAGTGCCCCGCGATGTTGTTGGCTATCGCGTCCTTGGGGCGCAGGGCCCGGTCGCGCCGGGTCAGCAGGTCTCGTGGCCGGGGCCGCTCGCGTTAGCGTTGGCGCCCCCGGTGGCGGCGGGGTTGGCGGTGTTGGCGGTGGCGATCTCAGCGGGAACGGTTGTCGGGGTGGCTAACGGGGCGGTGGTGCTGCCGTCGGGGGTGCCGTTGGCGGTGGCGTCGGTCAGTGGTGGGCAGGTGGTGGCCACGCCGGTCGTGTCGCCGGTCGCGGTCGTCTGATCCGGTTACAGTGCGCGCATGATCGGAATCATCGTTGCGGCTTTGATCTTGTGGGTGATCCTGGGAGTCATCGGGATCGCAGTGAAGGGCCTGCTGGTGCTGGCCTACGTCGCGCTGGTGCTGTTCGTGTTGACGGCGATCGTTGGCACGGTCACCCACAGCCGCAAGGGCACCCCGTAACACCTGCCGCTGTCGGGGCGATACCCCTGACGTAAGCCCGTTCCGGCCCGTCAGGAGTCACGCCATGGTCAAGACCGTTCTCGTCGTCGCCGCGCTGCTGGCCGGGGGCGCGGATCTCGCGATCGTCAGTTACCGCGCTGGGCACCCCGCCCCGGCAGCGGTCGCGGTCGTCGCGCCGGTGCCCGCGCCGGTGAAGGGGCGGGGTTTCTATCTCGCCGAGCTGCGCAACCGCATGCCGGTGAGCGTGTCGGGGGATACCGAGACCCTGATCGCCCAGGGGGTGTGTCAGCAGTTGGCGGCGGGGACGCCGCGCGCGGCCCTGGTCAATGATCTTAACGCGATGACGGCGCCGATGTTCGGGGTCAACGGCTACTACTACGCGGTGGCGATGGTGGACACGGCGCGGGAGAACTACTGCGTTTAGTGGGCATGCTCTAATGTTGCGACTTTCCCGCAGACCCACTAAACTCGGGGATGTTCCGACCGACCGAGGGAGACCCATGACCACAGCACTCGCCACCCCACCCACCGCCGTCGAACTAGTCGGCACCGACGTATCCCAATGCGGCACTGCCCGCGCAGCCCTGGAGGCAGCCGGACTCGCCGGACTCGACGTCGAAAAAGTCGAGATCCAAACCTGCACCCACCACCGGACCGTCCCCGGCCAGTTCGCCCTGGAAACTCACGGCAAACCACTGCCCGGTATCACCGTCGGCGACGACTACAAAGTCGTCCAATTCGAGGAGAACGCCGACACCCTCGACGCCGTCGCCCGACGCCTCGGCGCCACCTACGCCAACGCCGGGGCACTGAGCCTGTCCCAAGCATTCGTGTCCCTCGTCCTGCCCGAACCACTGGTGATCGGCGACGACAAACTCATCGCCACCATCAACACCTTCATGAGCCACGGCACCGGCTCCAACGTGTTCGTCCCCGGAGGCTGCCGCGTCCTGTGCGCCAATCAGCAACCCCAGCTCGTCCGCGAAGGCCGCGACTACAAGGTCACCATCCGGCACACCGTGTCCGCGCCTGAGCGCACCGCGCTAGCCGAGGAAGCCATGATGGCCACCACCGCTGGCATGAAACTGATCGTCGCCGAAGGCCTGGACATGTTGCACCAGTCGTGCAGCCTGGATGAGTTCCTGGAGATCGTCGACATCGTCTTCCCGCTCGGCGGGGAATCCAAGACCGCCCAAACCCACTACGACAAGCGCGTGGAAGTCCTACGGGGAATCTTCAACGGACCCACCAACGCCAACATCGCCGACACCGCGTGGTGCGCCTACCAGGCCATCGCCGAATACGTCCAGTGGGCCAAAGGCGTACGCGGAGTGCCCGAGGATGAGCTCAACACCGCTCGCGCTCGCCGCGCCCTGGCCGGTGGTGGAAACCGGGATCAGGTTCGGGCCTACACAGTGATCCGCGAAATGTTCGGCCTCGCTGGCTGACCCACAGACTCCCAGGGACCTCCCGCATCGAGCTTCTGCAACAGGCCGCTCGATGGGGGCGCGGGCCCGATCGCCGGGTGGGAGCCGGTGCAGTGAAGGGGCGGCCACCCTGCCTGGTCTCCGCTTCCGTCAGGCAGGGCGGTCGTCTCGCCCGTTCCGAGAAGAACCCGGACGACTCGCCCGCACGGAGCACCAAACAGGACTACGGTCAGAGGTGTCCGGCCCGGCCAGGACCCGCTGGTGACATGTCGAACTACTCGAACAGCACCAGGATGGGAAAGCTGTGGCTTTCATCAATAGTCTCCGCAACAGGATCATGTTCGTTGAAACCGACCGTGCCGGGCGGTGGCCCATGATCCGTGTGGTGGTCCTGAAACCGCGACCGGGCAGGGGTGTCACCGGCGGCGCCCGGCCTCCACCGCAGACGCACGAACCGGCACCCGGCTAGCTGTGGGGCGTTTGCTTGCTGACACCAGGCAACCGAAGGGAACCCAATGACCATCATCCACATCGACGCCACCGCCGCTGACGCGTTCGCCACCGCCCTGTCCCAGAGGACACACCGTGGCTAAGAAGAAGACGCTGCGCCGGGAACCGCGCGTACAAACAGCCGCCGACCTGCCCGTGTGGCTGGCCGCGAAGCTCACCACCCAGCGTCAAGCGTGGGCCAGCGGCTTGACCCGCAACTGTGTGCACGACCCCCAGCCGGGGCGCGCGCTGGCGCACATGTGCTCATGGAAACCCGAGATCGTCGCCTGCCCCCGATGCACGCACCTGTTCAATATCGCCGCCCACGACCCGGACGCCCACCGGTGCGACTGCTGTGACCGCGACGTCGCCGACACCATCGGCGGGAAGATGACCATCAGCGGGGTCACGTACTGGTTCGCGGTGTGCGAGGCGTGCCAGCGGGGGAAAATGACCCGGGCCTAGAAAACACTGGACCCCCGCCGGGCTGCCTGTGAGCAGCTAGTCGGCGGGGGTCGAGCGCTCGCTCCCCGAGCAACACCATCAGAACGGCTCCCATCATGTCACAGACCCCCGACGGGCAAAACCTTGCCGGGCCTAGAACCGCGAAAGCCCCGCAGATGCGCTACGCGCATGGGGCGGGGCTTCCCGGGTTCCGGCCAGCACCGAGGAGACGCTGCGGAGGCAATTGCCTGACGGCGGCCTCAACGCGCCAACTGATGTGACAAGGGTGAGTGTAGCAGCCACTTCCGACTGTTTCCAGATCATGCGGCGTGCCCCGCGAATCGTAGGCGCCCCGGCTGACACCATGCGTCGCGTGCAGCCCGCCGCGCAGTCCCCCACGCAATGTGCGCCGGGGTGCGGCGCTTGCTGCGACCCGGTCGCCATGCCCGTGCCACCAGATCGCATGAACGGCCCGTCGGGTCCGTTCGCCCGCCAGCACTGGCACGTGATCAGCGTGGTCGAGGACGACCGGTCACCCACCGGGCGGGTGTACTCCCTACGCTGCGACCAGTTCGACCCGCACACCCGACGGTGCGGTGCCTACGCGGTCCGGCCGCCGATCTGCGCGAACTATCCCGCTTACGGGCACCCGCTGTCACCGTGCCACCCGAAGGCCGACGCGATTCCCCTCGTGTGCGCCTTCCAGGCTGACGTGCGCACCGTCCTGCCCCTGGTGGCGATCAATGGCCGATAACCCCGATGTTGTCGCCACCCCCGCCACGCCCCCCACCGATGACCCGCAAACCGGGGGGATGCTCGCCCTGATCCCCGACAACGTCGAGCAGCTCGCCGTCGAGGGTGGCCTGCCCGCCAGTGAGCTCCACCTGACGTTGATCTACCTGGGGGATGACGTCAGCACCTGGGCGCCGGGACAGGCCGATCACCTCAAGGCGCTCGTGACGGCCAGCGGGCCGGGTTTGGATCCGGTGAACGCCCGGATCATGGGCCACGCCCTGTTCAATCCCGACGGCGGTGCTGACGGGGACAAATCCCCGTGCGTGGTCTACCTGGTGTCCGACACGCCCGACCTCGAACCGTTGCACAAATGGGCCACCTGGACGGCGACCACGGGACAGGATTACCCGACCCCGCCACCGCAGCACCAGCCGTTCATCCCGCATATCACGGCCGGGCAGGACATCGGACCCGATGAACTGTCCTACACCGGGCCGGTGCGGTTCTCGACATTGCGGTTGGCGCTGGGTGGCGACGTGACTGATGTGCCGTTGGGCGAGCAGGAGGACACCGTGGCCGGTCCGCAGATCAAGGGCATCACTTTCACCCCACCGAAAGAGGTTCGCGACGCAGCGTGGGATTTAGACGGCCCAATGGCCTGTGATGTGGTCGAGGGCAAGGCCCTGGACCCGGACGGTTTGGTGTGGGTTGCGGCGCACTGCGGTGACGTCGGCCGGGAGTGGGCCCGGGACATGCTCGGTCGGGTCGAGGTCAAGACCGACATGAACATGGGCCGTGTCGTCGGCGGTGACCGGCCGAAACTGGAGTCTCTGAAAGACCTCGATGACGCGATCGGGGCGCATCACGAGCTGCCCGCCCAGGAGCGCGCGGAGAACGTCAAACGCCTCAAGGCGTCCGCGCACCGCCTGGGCGCGGATCATCACGTGCACGAGCGGATCGGCAGTCTGGAGACCGCCACGACCGACGGGTCCGGGCGCAAGGATGACGCTGACGGCGTCGAGTACAAGACGTGGGCGCCGGGCAATTCGACACCGCCGCTGTTGCCGCATCTGGCCGCGCTGGATCAGGCGATCGCCGCGCACCACAAGGTGCGTCCGGAGGCGCGGGGTAAGCACAAGCACCATCTGAAGGTTGAGGCGCACCGTTTGGGTGCGTCGGGCAGTGTGCACGCCCGGATCGACACTCTGGAGCCGCATTCTTTCCATCCGGCACTGAAATCCGGTACTGATGGTGTCGAGTTCAAGGTCACCTCACCGGGGCCGGGCGCGACCCGCTTGCGGGAGTATTGGGCGCGCAATCCGAAAGGCCGGGCGAAGTGGCGTCCGGGCAGCGGCGGGGATTTCAACCGGCTGCGCCGCCATTTGGCGAAGTACGTGCACAACCCGAAGATCCTTAACGGTTTGGCCGCGAACATTCACAAGATGGCCACCGGTGAGTGGCCCGGTAAGAATGCGCACACCATTCGGGCGAAGCCCGGCAAGCCGCTCACCTACGGGATTAAGTCCGTCGTGGCGTGGGAGTCGGTCGAGCAGAAGGACGCCCTCACCGAGCCGGACATGGCGGAGCTGTTCGCCGGGGTCGACGACTGGGGGCGTGAGTTCATCAGCGATGAGGCCGACGCCTACCTCGCGGCACTGGCCGAAGCCCAGGGCGAGCTCCCTGACGAGGGGGAGCCCGGGGACGTTGAGCGGACCGCCGCGCTGGCCGCGTTGGGCGCGAAACTGGTCGCTGACCCTGCCATGGGGGGGTCCGGGGACACCTCGGACGCTGCGGGAACCGACGCGGGGGACAGTTTGTTCGGCAGTACCGGGGTATCAGGGGTCGGGGAGTGACCGCCACTCTCGGCGATATTGACACCCCGGAGGACATGAGTCCCCTGGAGTGGAAGTCCCTGCCGGGCGGGGAGATGACCTCCCCACTGACCGGGGTGATCGGTCACGACGACGCCGACGGCACGATCACCGCTTTGGTCGCGGTGTCTGGGGTGGTCGATGAGGTCGGTGACGTCATCGTGCCCGGCTCCCTGGAGGCGGCGATCAAGCGGCTTAAGCCTAAGGGGGTGATGTCGCACAATTGGGGCGAGAAGGTTTCTAAGCTGGTGTGGTCGAAAGAGTTGATGCCGGGCGACCCGATGCTGCCCAAACAAACCCCCGACGGGCAGCCGTGGCCCGCCAACGCGGGCGGTCTGCTGATCAAGGCCCGGTACAATCTCGATAAGCAATCCGGGCGGGACGCTTACGCGGACGCGAAGTTCTACGGCCCGGAGGAGTGCTTTTCGATCGGCTATAAGGTTCGCCCCGGTGGCGCGAAGATGCGCAACGGGAAACGGTACCTGCACGATTTCGATCTATACGAATGGTCGCAGGTGCTTCACGGGGCGCACCGTCTGGCGACCCTGACGGGGGTGAAATCCCTCGCCGACACCATCGAAGCCCCGTGGTACGATGGCACCCGTTCCGGTGACATCGAGGGGGATACCGCTCTGCCTGCTGACGTGGAAACCAAGGTTCGTGTTGTCCGCGACGCGGACTTCTGGCACCTGCCCGTCGGCACCCCCATCAAGCCCGGCATGGTCCCCCACGGACTGAACAGGCCACCCACCGCGCAAGAACTGCACTCCACCACCGCCGAAACCGGTGACGACGCCGGAGTCCACGGCGCCCCCGACGACGTCGCCACCCCCGGCATGCCCGGTGCCCCCGCTGGCCTGGGCGCCCCACCCATGCCCGACATGGCACTGCCCACCCCCGGGCCGAAAGACGGCGACGTACCCACCGGTGACCCCGAGGCGGCCGTCGAAGCGCTACGCAAACGCGTCGGAGAGATTCAGAAGCTCAACACTCCGGCCGCCCGCACCGCAGCCGCCGCCCTGACCCCCTTCCTGGTACCCGGCGCGCCCGTGCGGGCATCAGCCGACGGGCAGCTCGTCGCCGTGCACACCGGTGACGCCTGGCGCTTCGCCGACACCGCCAACGGTGGTGTCATGCAGGCCACCCTGCCCGGCACCCTGCCCCAACCCAACGTTGATGTCGTACTCCACGACCTGTCCCAGGTCGGTATCCCCTGGGATTCCGTGGAGGCCCGCCGCAAGCGCTGGTCCGATAACCCCGCTCAGCTCCAAGCCGACAAGACCGCTGTAGCGGGCATTTTCGCCAGGGGCGGCCTACCGCCGACCACAACACCAGCCGGGGTCGGTGGCGCGGGAATGGGCGCCCCGCCACCCCCCGGCGTCCCCGCGCCACCGCAAGCGCCGAATGCGCCACCCGGTGCACCCCCCAACGTCCTCGGTGCACCGCCCAACGCCCCAGGGCTCCCCGTCGGGGCACCGTCGGGTTACGCCCAACCCCCGGCCGTGCCCCCGGTACCGCCGCAAGCCGCCCCTGCCGTCACCCCCCCTCCGGCAGGGGCACCCCCCGTTTCGCCGAAAACGTTCCCGCGCGGCTCCCTGAAGGGCCACGGCGTGCAGCCCGGTGACCGGATCCGCGTCCACGGGCACCCCAAGGGCACCCTGGAAGGCACCGTCGAAACCGGCAAGACCGGGCACCATCTTGTGCACGACGACGGCACCAAAACGTGGATCGGTGGGGCCGGGTCGCGCCACCACGTGGAGAAGCTGGGCAAGGCCGCCGACCAGCCGCCCAGGCCGCAGCCCGCCCCGGAGCCCGACAAGCCCGCCGCGCCGGAGCCGTATCAGGCCACCGGCAACATCAACGCCCCGCACAAGCTCACCGACGAACAACTGGCCACCGAATCCGCCCACGCCGCCGCCCGCTACGCCCGCGCCCGCGCCAACGGGGCACCGAAGACCTCCGTCGAGCATCACGACGCGAAACTGGGTCACACCGTCTTTCAGGACGAGATCCGGCGCCGGGCCACCGGCGGGGAACACACCCCCGACGCGCCCCCGACACCGGGGACACCTCCCGCGCCGGATCTGAAACCAGTCTCGGACATGACCCTGGAGGAGCTCCGCACCGAACGGCGCGGTCTGCTCAGCAATCACCGCACCCCTGCGGAGACGGCTCGCCTGCGCGAGATCCGCGACGAGATGACCCGCAAGGAAGACGCCGCCTGGCAAGAGGAGATGGCGACCGGTCGCGCCCATAAGAAGCTCGCTAATGCCGACGGCCCGGAGCTCCTGAAGGCCCTCTCTGAGGCATCCGACGAAGACCTAGCGAAGACCGCAGCCACTTGGAGCAAGAGCGACTCCAAGCGGGCTCGCCTCGTCAAGGGAGAGATCGCCCGACGGGCGGCTGCCGGTCAGGCCGCCGCGCCGGACAAGCCCGGAGAGGTCCCCGAGGGCAGTAAGCCCGCCGACACGATCCGAGTGCCCCCCGAGCTCGCTGACGGTGCACACAAGGTTCGGGCGGACGCCCTGGGCATCATCGACGGCCCCGACGGGCAAGAGGAACTGACCCCCGAGGTCGCCGACCGGCAAGACCGCGTCCAAGCGCACCTGGCGGCCGGGGAAACCGCCCTGGCCAACAAAACCGACGACGAGCTCCCCACGATCCGCAAGGATCTGACCGACGAGCTGGCGCTACAGAACGAACTGGCCCGGCGTGACACCGAGCGTCGCAAAGAGGTCGCCGCCGCGAAGACCGGGGCGCCTTCCGAGTCGGCGGCCAACGCCCCGGCCGGGGCGGAAGATACCGGCCCGAAGCTGCGCCCCGGTGTCGCGGGGGCCGCCGAAGACCTCGGCGACGCCCTGAACGCCAAACCCCGTGACGACGCGACGGTGCACGCCGCCGCCGAACGCTTCGCGAAGATGCTCCGCCGTCACGGGGACTCGAAGTCCTTTGACGCGGTCCGGGCCGCTGCCGGTGACGACATCCACGCCGCCATCGCTTCTGGTGAGCTGCGTGCGGGGATGCTGTTCACCGCCGCCGGGGGTGTGCGTGAGGAGCGGCGCCTGGCCCGCAATGAGGGCGCTAAGAAGCGCCGTCTGGCCAAACGCCTGGACCGGGACCGGATCAAGGCCCTCATCGGTGCGGTGGACACCGAGATCAGGTCGCGTAAGGATCGCAAGCGCGGCGCGGTGGAAACCAAACCTTCGGCGGTTCCGGTTGCGAGCACCACCGCGCCGTCCAAGCCGCGCGCCGCCGCCGAGGCCGCCATCCGTGACGGGGACCGGATCGCCCTGGTCGATGCCCTGCGGGAGATGGGTGACCCGGGTCCGCGTGAGACCGCGATGCGTCTGCGGGAACTGCCCGAGGATGAGGCGGTCGCCGGGCTCGCTGATGTCGGCAAACCGGCCAGCGCACCGGAGCCCGCCCCCCACCGAGGGCAGGTTCGCCGCGACGAACGCGACGCTCGTCTCGCCGCCGACGACAACCGCGTCGGCCGCGCCCAGGAGCACATGCGTCAGGCTCGCGCCGCCGCCGACGACGGCGACTTCGAGGGCGCATTCGCCCACCTTGATAAGGCGCAGGAACTGAACCCGGAGCGTCAAAAGCTGTGGGATAAGGCACGCGGGATCATCACCGAGCAGCGGGACCGCGCTAAGGGTGCACAATCGCCTGAAACGGAAGGCGGTGACCATGAACGCCCTAGCGGACCAGATCGAGGCGTGGTACCAGAAGTACCAACCGGAGGTCTACGACGGGATCAAGGACAAACCGGCGTTCTTTCGGGAACTGACCGACCGGGCGAACGAACAGATCGCCCAGTTGACCGACGCGCTGGCGGGACCGGACCTGCCGGGGGAGACCTACGCCCACAAACTGGGGCGCCTGAACATGGCGCAGG